ATAGCAGACAGGCGCATCTGGCACCGTCTCCCACGGAATGAGACCGTCAGGAGAGCCGGCATAGACCGTCATCGTCACGCCTGGCTGTGGCACATCTTCAGCGCGCACGATAGGCAGAAAGACGAGCGTGGTAAAGATGATCCCTAGGAGTGGGAACGCGAGGCGCTTCACTTACCTTGGCTTTGCAACCAGGCGAGTAAGGCTCCAATGCCTCCCACGCCAAGCAATCCTCCTAATGCTTTGAGCACTGCAAGTCCACCTGACAATCTATCGATCTCTGATTGAAGGCGATCAATCTTGGCGCTCTGTGCGTCAAGCCGTTCAATGATCGCGTCTACCTGGCTGCGCGTCATCGCTCCTCCAGCGCCTTCAGGCGCGTGTCAATATCGATGAGCGCCTGGACAACGAGCGCCTCCATCTCATTCTGCGGAATGTTGACGGCGAGTACCTCTGGCGTATCGACGAGATCCGTCTCACGATCATCCACGCCGAGCGTCTCTACCCAGTACTTTAGGTCTGTGGTGGCTACCTGATCAGCGATAAATCCGAGACGCTCACCGTCATCGTCTACGGCTTCTGTGCGGCCGTGCGCCTCTGGACGCTTCCACTTGAAGGCAACTGGAATAAGTTGCTTGAGTTTATCCAGCGCGCCGGTGATCGAGGTGATCTGCTCCTTGAGACGTGAGTCAGATGGCGTCGTAAGCGCTGCATACTTCCAGCCTGAGCTGTAGAAGTAGCCACGGTTGTTCGTCGTATCTACAGCGAGACCACCATTGCGGAGCGCGTCAGAGAATGCGTCTGTCGTCGCCGATCCGTTGAGGTTCGTAGATGGCTGACCTGCGGTCGGCTTTGTAATGAGTACGCCTGACGAGGTAGTCGATGTAGAAGCGGCAAGGTCAAAGCCAGTGGTAGACATAAGGCGCGTGTTAGTGCCGCCGCCTGTAATCTGTGGTCCAGTGGTGCTCAAGAAGCGCAGGTTGGAACTCGTCGCGGCAGCGCCAGATACAAGCCCAGATGCGACGATGACTGACTTACCTGTGTTCCCAGAATGGGTGAGTGTGACATTTCCGCTCAGTGGATATTGTGCTGATGCAGTTCCGCCAGATGTATAGACCGTGTTGCGATATGCAGTTCCTGCTCCTGCTGCGTTCGGAACGGCCCAAACTGACCAATCATAAAGTGGATCTTTGGTGAAGGTTGCGGTCGATCCGACACCGCTGCACGAGTAGGTGATGTCGTTCCCTGATACTGATAAGACAGTTGCGGCGGTACCGCCGCCAAGATCGGCAGCGATATTAGCTTCTCCTGTGCCAGTCATCTTTCCTCTGGTGACCCATACCTTATCTGCGGTTGTAACGTTGTGGCCTGGAGCGGTGATCGTCATTCTATTTGCGATACCGCCAGTCGTAGCAGAAGTAATTGACCAGCATCGTTCCCAGCCAGTCAATTCAACGTATCCAGTAGTCGGAGACTGGTTTCCACGTAGACCGTTTGAGATTTTCACGGTTGTATCGGCCGTATAGATATAGCTCAGTGGTTGACCTGACGATCCAAAATCTCCGTTCGTAAATGATCCTGTTGTCAGTCGAATATTCGTATAAGCAAAGCCGTTATAAACACCAATCGCTGATACTGCTTTAGAAAATGCAGTTGTATAGCTCGTAGTGGTAAAGGCGCTAGATGTTCTGGTCGCAACCGTTATCCCACCTGTACTATTGAAATATGACGGAGTAACTCCGGAGATTGGAACGACATCTCCAACTTGGAATGGATTACTTCCGTAGATCGTTGTGCTTGGGCCATCCTGCACGATATTTGTAATTGTGATTGATCCTGCCGTACGAAGACTTGAATCTATTGACGAGTCTCCACTTACGGAGTCCAACTTGATTGTTGGGTTTGAGCGATTCGCCGCGATTGCATTCGGCTGCACGCTCATTATTCCAGTATTCATTGCGATCTGGCCATAGCCGTAGGTATCAGGAGAAGCCTGGTCTGCGAACATCAAGACCTGGACACCACGCTCTACGCGAACTTCTGAAAGGTCAATCGTGGCAGAGGTGACGCTACCAGTCAGCGTGACGGTATAGCGAATGCGGAGGTAGTGAGCATCTGCAGGCGCTGGCTTTCCGCCGTTCACATCCGCGTACACCTCATACGAGAAGCCCAGCGATGAGATGGTGCTGTTGAGCGTCGTGCCGAGTGTTGAAGTTGAACCCTCCGTACCGGTAGTCGTGGTCCCATCGATCTGTAGATACTGCGCCGAGATCTTGAAGGCATAGTTGGCGTTTGACGTCGCAGCGGCGACGGCTGCGCGCACCTGATAGTTAAATGAGCGTGCCTCGGAGCTGACGATTGGGATGATCTTCTCGACGTAGAACGAGTCAGCGTTGAGACCGCTCGTGATCGTGTAGCGAAGGACGCTCGTCCCTGGAGCGGCTGTGCTCGCCGCGACGGTCAGCGCGATACGGCCAGACGATGAGTCTGAGGTTGAGAAGTAGGGGAGTTTATTCGAGTCACTAATCGCGGTCGTTGAGTCGTTCGGATTCATCGTGAAGTCGCCATTGGCGATACCAGCGATGATCTCGCGCAGAGGGATCACATCAAAGATAAATGAGGAAGAGCCGTCTGTAGACGAGCTGATGAGCGCCGCGCCGGCATCGTTATTCACGTTGCCATTGAAGGCTCCAAAGCCTGCATAGTCTGTGCCGTACTTACCCACGATCAACCACCTGACGTAATTCCTTTCAGCCCTGATAGCATTAGGCGACGGTAGTCAGCCTGGATTTCGTACTCTGCCTGGTAGGTTCCACCGCCTTCTGCGAATCGCATCGTGACGGTCGGAATGTATAAGTAGACGTTAGACAATCCTAGCATCGGTGCATTGACCTTTACATAGGCTCCAGCAAACCATCCCTTCACTAATCGATAGATGGTGCCTACGGCAGTATTTAAAGTGATAGTGCCAGTTGTGACAGTTGTAAAGGTGAACGTCGTAGCGGTTACTGGAGCCGTGACGGTCCAGGTGCCGTTCAGCGCTGTGTAGCCGGTTGGACCGCTGCTAAGAGCGATGGTGACCGTATCTCCCACCGCAACTCGATGAGCAGTAGAGGTAGTAATTGTCGCAGTAGTACCAGTACGCGACGCAGCACTCACCGGTGCATCTAGTGCATAGCCCTGGCTATAGCCGTAGCTCCAGTCTGGCGAACTCGTCTGAGAAAGGTTGCCGCCGCCAATGACGAAGGAAACGGTGCGAATTGGCTTTGCACGAGAGACGAAGGTTCCGCGTGTGAGGTCCGAGATCTTTTTACCGCGCGCATACGCCGAAGCGCCGGTGAGGTCTGCTACTACCTTAGGGCCAGTAAAGACCTCGTCTGGTCGTGGACCGTTTCGTGATGCAAGACCTGCACCACCTCGGCTAAGACCCTGACCATTGGGCGTATTACTGGTCCAGTATGCTCCGTCATAGGTGCGGAAGTATGGCGCATTGGTTGGATTGGAGGTCACTGGTGTCGCCTGGTTGCTATCATACTTTGCCAATGCGAGCGGCACCTGCATAAAGATTCCCTTGACGATGGAGCCGTGATCTAAGCCAACGGCGATCTCTCGTGCTAGTAGACGCGTTGTTGTTGTGGTGCTGCCAGTGCGAACGTCTGCAGGGTCAGTCACGATCTCTGCCGGAGCAGAGGCGTAGGTCAGCGCCGTCTCTTTAGGGCCATAGTTCAGGCGTCCGTCATTGTCGATGAAGTAGCGATATTGGATCTCATAGAGACCACCTGACGCCTCGGCAATTTGATCAAGCGCGCTGCGAAGGGTCGTTATTGTGATTGTCTGTGGTCCAACTGTCTGCGCAGTGCCTGTGTAGATCGCCCTCGTCGTGCCGCTAATCACCGAGGTATTGAGGAGCTGCTGCGATGCAGCATCAGTTCGTCCAAGATCAATCTGTCGCAGGATCTTATCGATCATTTCTCGGTCTGTCTGAGTAGGATTGCTCTCAACAATTACATCCATCACAGTTGAAGGATCTATATTTGTTCGGCGGACAATCGTTCGATCTAGCCAGGCGTCGGCATCCTCGACAGTGACGGTCGCCCTAGTACCTAGCCCATTCTCCAAGAGTGTCGCGCTGATGTCCGAGATAAAGCCCAGGAAGATTGGCGTCGTAGCGCTGTACCGGCTATCAAAGAATTGAACGCGCGCATTGTCGTAGGCGTCTGAGTACCACGGCGTCGTGCCACTCGGCGTCTTTGGCTGGATAATGTCAAAGGTCATCGATCCGCCCTCACCGTCTGCAGAGGTGGTCATTGAAAGTGTGGCTAGATCGACGTAGGGCGTCGTCAGGGCCGTCGGAGATGGGAGCGCGAGGATGTCGTTACCGCTGTTGACGCCTGCGATCTTGAGGCTGAATGGGAGCGCCATTTACTTCGTCCGCTTAGAAGACGTCTGACGCTTAATTGAGTCAGAGACGACCGTATCAACCTTCTTTGTGCCGATGTTGACGTTACTGACGAAGGTGGTATTGCCAGGCGCGCCATAGGACGTGCCGAGCGACCTTCCTTGAATGGTGCCGCCAATGACGCCAGAGGAGAACTGATTGGCAGGCATCATCCCAAGCTGCTTCAATCCCCAGATGATCGCATCAATCACAAACTTAATTGCTTGTAGCAATGAGAGCAGTGGCTGCAGTACGATCTGAATGCCAGTGACGAGAGTCCCTGAATCAGCACCAAAGTAAGAGAAGAGTTCGTTGAGCGAATCAATAAGTGGTGCGACGCCGTTATTGATTAGGTTTTCAATAATTGGGAATACAGCATCGAGGACAGATTGAAATGCAGGGAATCCGGTGGTCGTGAGCCAGTCCAATGCAGCGTTGACTCTCGGCAATAACTTATAGCCGAACGCCTCCATCTTCTCGTTGAATGTGACCTGTGCAGCCGCAAACTTTCCGCTGGTTGAGTTGGCAAGCTCATCAGCAATGCCTCCGTATTGCTTTGTCGCCTGAGTCAAGATGTCCTGGAGCGTCGCGCCCTTCTGAACCTTAATGCCGAGTGCTACGAGACCGCGTGTCTGACCCTGTGCTCCCTTGCCGATCGCCATCATTACGTCAGCCATACTCTGGCCAGTGACAGCAGCGACGTCTGCAGCGACAGCATTCGCCTTCAGGAGCGTTGACTGCTTCTTAATGAATCGTGATCCGACCTCAAGACCAGAACGCACCTGGTCATCGGCGATGCCGAGCGCTCCCAGTGACGTGATCTGGTCTTGGATCTTCTTATTCAGATCAGTGGTATAGAGACCACGCTTCTTGAGCGCCGCGTTAAGGAGGATGGTCTGACGCTCGTCAGCAGCTGCAGCCTTAACAGCATCGAATGCGACGGCCGTTAGTGCAAGAGCGGCACCGGCAGATGCTGCGGCGATCCCCTTGAATGCAGAGATACCGTTCGACTTGAGTTTCCCAAGAGACTTGCCGATTTGCCCAAGTGGACCGGTTGCCTGATCCTTCGCCTTGACGACAAAGTTAGCGGTCTGATTTCCAGCCATCAGCGTTGATTGCCTCTCTTGAACTTAAGGATGGTATTGCGGAATGGCTCGTCGTTGAAATACGCGGCCACCGTCTTACTGTATGACTCTACCGCTCGATCCATATTTGAGGCTTGCTTTACCACTTGATCAACGAATGGGCGACCCTTAACGCCTTTAACGGTGAAGGTTCCATTTGGCGTTGTGCGGCGTGTACCTGATCCACCCACAACGAGCCAGCCGTAGAAGACGCCATTCCGTCCACCTTTGATACCTACAACAGCGGCAGGATTATTGAATCGCGCCTTGCGCGCAAGGATCTTCTTTCGTAGTTTGCCTGTCTCGCCCTTTGGTGCTTTGTCTCTCATTGGCTTCTGCAATGTCCGAGCTGCGTTCAATGCGGCGAATGACATCAGCCGTTTGAATGCTGTTGGATTGGAGCCTTTGAGGAAGCCGAGACGTAACTGATCGAAGTTCTTATCAGCGATGACTTCGAACTGTACGCCGGCAGCCATTTACTTCCCTTTCGGTTGCATCTCCGCGTGAATGGTCCAGGCGAGCAGGACCTGATCGAGCGGCAGGCTCGCTACCTCATCTGGCCACATCCCAAATTTCTCGCCCAGGAGGTGAAAGATGATCTCTGGCGGTGGCGCGAAGGATTGCCCTATCGCAAGCCGCCTGGCGGCGAGCCTTACCTGGGGTTTGGCTGATTCGCCTTGCCCCACGCCTCTAGCGTCTGCGTCAATGCATCCACCGGCGCGTCCAGAATGTCGTCTACTGGCTTGCCGTCAATTCCCTTGAAGTTATGCGAGACGATGAGCTTGGAGAATGCGGCGAGTGATCGGCTTGACTCTCCTGACTCCAGGTCCAGCAGAATGCGCGCGGTGACCTGCTTACGCAACTCAGCCGTCCACCCTGCAAACTCACCCTCTAGAGCGATCTTTAGCGTGTCCATATTGTCCCTCCTACTAGCGCCTTAGGCGCTCTGCTTTATGGCGCTGTGGCCAGCGGCGAGTCGATGATGACTTCAAGCGACTTGCCTGAGGTCGTGTCGTACGCCAGTCGGCAGGTAACCTCGTTGACTACCACGCCATCCGTATCAGCTGAGAGCGGAACGATATTCTCAATCGTCCACGATCCCAAGATCCACAGACCATAGTTATCGCTCGTCGTTCCAACGAGGCGCAGGAACTTCTGCGTTCCAATCGCGGTGATTGGGAAGGTCGTTGTAACGCCGGCAGTATTGCTTGCATACGTGAAGGTCAGCGTCGCATCGAGGTTACCAGTGAGCGCTGCGGTAGCAGCCGTCAAGCTGGCATCCAGAGCCGTGACCATCCCTACGCCAGTCGTGATCGACAGGTTGAAGTTGTAGATCGAAGAGAAGTCTGTCGCGGTTGGAGATACGGCAGCCTTTGAAGGGAAGGTCGTCGTCGTCGTCAGCTTCATTAGGCGCCCTGGCAAGAATTGATTGGTTGGGATTGCCGTGGGGAATGAGAGCGCAGAGGTGGCGGCTACCGTCGCAGCAAATGTCGCGCCGGCTTGCACCAAGCCATTGGCGTCAGCCGACAGCGTGATCTCGGTTGGTACTGCATCGCGGATCAAATACTTCTGCACGCCATCGGTGACAAGGAATGACTCGAAGAGCAGGGTGTCAACGTCGCCCTGTGTTGGCGACCAGGACCACGTGTATGGGCCTGCACCAGTGGTCGTAGCGCCAATCGAGTCAAAGATGATTGGGAGCGTACGTAGCGAAGCAGGAGCCTCGGCAATCGTCAACATTGGAGCCTTGGCAGTAATCGTTGGCTGGCTCGCTTGAATGGCGGTGCGCTTGCCTACGGAAGTGGTTTCGCCAAGATCAACGGTAATGCCGAGATCCAGTGAGCCAATCGTGTCATTGAAGAGGATCTCGCCGAGAGCAGTTCCGATTGAAGCTGCTGTACCAAAGTTAGCCTGCGACGCAACAGCGATTCGCGTCAGAGCCTTTGCGCCGTAGGTTGCCATCGTTTACTCCTTGCTCTACGCGGTGAACGCCACGGTGTCATAGACCGTGACTTCCGCAGTTGCCTCAACCGTCAGGTAATCCTGATCAGCATACGTATCTGTGCCGAGTGTAGTGCTCGTGACCGCTACCTGTACAGCATTTCCACTAACGGTTACGGCTCCATCAAAGGCAGTACGTAGCCAAGAGCGCCAGGTATAGAGATCGCGGTACTTCTCGTCCATTCGTGGGATTGGGAGCAGGTAGAGGCGAATGGCGACAGTTAGTACCGTCGTTCGATTTCCATTCCCAATCGTGATCGCATCGTCGCCTGGGAAGAGCACAATCGCAGGTACAACTGGCAGAGACTCTGGCGGTGTGGCGAACGCGCTACGGAGCGTGTAGCCGGCTGGCGGTGTGACCGCTCCGAGACGCGTCGCAATGGCGTCCAGGATGGTCAGGTCCGTCATCGAGCGAGACCCTCACGGCGACGATACGGCTCAAGAATCAGTGCGCTCTCAGGATGTAGGGCGCGGCTCATTCGCAGGATGCCGCCAAGGTCAGCCGAGCCGATCACACCGAATGGCGCAGTGCGGCTATTCCAGACAGCGCCTGCCTGGATGATCGCAGCCTGAGTCACAGCGGCTGGGACAGAAGGGAATCCAAAGACGCCAACGACCTTCACGCCGAGAAAGACATCCTTAGGGAAATTCTTGGTCCACTTTGCCGAGCGGCTAATGCCGGTGTATGGCCAGCCATCTAGTGCGTAATTCTTTGGGGTGAGCTGATAGTCAGTGCCAGCAGTCCACGTCGTTGAGTAGGTGCCGTCTGCAAGATCGTCGGTGGTCAGCGTCGTGACGCTTACGAGATCATCGGTAAGGCAGAAGTCATAGGCATCGGCACTGTAGT